GGTTTCATGTAATGCTTATGACGATGGTGAGTTTGTTTCTATCGTTCAAGTGGAAAGCCTGAGTGCTGATGAAATCCAAGCTGCCAAAGATTCTGCAATGGCTCAGATTCGTGGTCAGCGTAACCAGTTACTCAAAGAATGTGACTGGACTCAGATTGCTGACTGCACTATTCCTAAGAAGTCTGAGTGGGCAACATATCGTCAGACTTTGCGTGACTTGCCAAGCACGATTACAGAGCCTCGTACCTTTACAGATTGGCCTCATAACCCTGATTGGGTTGAGCCTACTATCTGAGGTGAATGATAATGGTTGTAAAAGAAGAAGTTACTCACGAGCATATCTATAACAGACTCATAGCTGTTGAAGAGAAGGTAGATAGGCTAGACAAGAACACTCAAGAGGTGGTTAAGGCTTTCAATGCAGCCTCAGGAGCTTTCCAAGTACTTGAATGGATCGCTAGAGCTGTAAAGCCTATCATCATTGTAAGTGCATTCTTCGGAGCTATTTGGTTAGCTATCGACAACAAACTACATGGGATGAAGTAATATGAATATGCCTACACGTGGTCAGAGAACAGCTAAGAATAAGATGAAGAAGGTTATGGGTGAGTACAAAGAAGGTACTCTCCACAGTGGTAAGGGTGGCCCTGTGGTGAAATCCCGTAAACAAGCTATTGCAATTGCCATTAGTGAAGCTGAAGCTGCTAAGAAACGTAAGAAAAAGTAACTATTTTACTTGACAAGCTAGTAAAAGTATGTTATTATATTAAACAAATATAAGGGAAGATAATGGCTACGACATATCTACAGTTGGTTAACAACGTATTAGTACGTCTAAGGGAGACTGAAGTATCGTCAGTAGGTGATACTCCTTATAGTTCCCTTATAGGTGTTTTTGTTAATGATGCTAAGCGAGAGATTGAGGATGCTCACGACTGGAATGTCCTCACACAGACTATTGTATTGCCTACAGTAGCTAGTACTCGTAACTATACCTTAACAGGTTCAGGTCAGAGATTTCGTACTGTAGATGTATTGAATGACACTGAAGATGTACCTATGAGAGCTGTTCCAACTAACTGGATGAACAGACAATATTACTTAGGTACAACTCAGAATGCAGCTCCGGTGTACTACAACTACAACGGTATCTCCGGTGATGATACTCAAGTGGATGTATGGCCTCAGCCTGATGGTGTCTATTCACTAAGGTTTGAGTTAGTTATCCCTCAAGCTGACTTAACAGCTGATGCTGATGCTTTGTTAGTTCCTCATCACTTGGTACAGATGTTAGCCTACGCTAAAGCTGTTGGTGAGCGAGGTGAAGATGGAGGTTCAACCTTCAGTGAGATTTATCAACAATATCGTTTAGCTTTGGCAGATGCTGTAGCTATTGAGCGTAACCGCTACGATGAAGAAACTACTTGGGTGGATGTCTAATGGTAGCTAAGATATTAACTACTACTGTGTCAGCTCCCGGATTTATGGGATTGAACACACAAGACTCGTCAGTCTCTCTAGAGGCTGGCTTTGCTACGGTAGCTAATAACTGTGTGATTGATAAGTTTGGACGTATTGGTGCTCGTAAGGGATGGACTACAGCACACTCAACTAATAGTGATTTAGGTGAGGCTAACGTTAAAGCTATCGGTGAGTTGATTGATAACTCAGGTAACTCATACATTGTAGCAGCTGGTAACAATAAACTATTTAAACTGGTAGGTACAACACTGTCACAGTTGACCTACGGAGGTGGTGGTACAGCTCCTACGATTACAGATGACAACTGGCAGATGGCTCCTTTGAATGGATGTATCTACCTGTATCAATCTGGACATGATCCTCTAGTGTTCGATCCTGCGACCAGTTCAACTACATATAAGCGTATCTCTGAGAAGTCAGGCTACTTAGGCTCAGTGTCTAGTAACAACTGTGTGATCAGTGCTTATGGTCGTACATGGTCAGCTAACAATACATCAGTTAAGAGTACTGTACAGTTCTCAGACTTACTCTCAGGTCATGTCTTGAATACAGGTACATCAGGTACTTTAGATGTATCTCAAGTGTGGCCTAACGGTGCTGATGAGATTGTAGCTTTAGCAGCTCACAATAACTTCTTAATTATCTTTGGTCGTAGACAGATATTGATCTATGCCAATGCTGGTGATCCTAACAACATCACACTGTCAGATGCTATCACAGGTATTGGCTGTGTAGCTAGGGACTCAGTAGTTGCAACTGGTGGTGATGTAATCTTCTTGTCTGACTCAGGAGTACGCTCTCTTATGCGTACCATTCAAGAGAAGTCAGCTCCAATGCGAGACATCAGTGCCAATGTACGTGATGACTTAGTATTGGAGGTAAGCTTAGAAGATGCTGATGAGATCAAGGCTACATACTCAGATAAGGAAGCCTTCTACTTATTGTCTCTACCAGCTCGTCAGATTGTATACTGCTTTGACATGAGAGCACCTCTACAGAATGGTGCTAACAGGGTTACAACTTGGGATGGTCTAGTACCTTATGCTTTTAAGTACACCCGCAGTAAAGAGTTATTGATGGGTAAGGCTGGATACATAGCTAAGTATGGTGGCTATAAGGACAATGCTAATAACTACCTGATGAAGTACTACACTAATTACTTTGACTTCCAGTCACCTACAGTAATTAAGATTATGAAGAAGGTAGGTGTAACGATTATCGGAGGTCAAGGTTATCCAGTTACTCTAAAGTTTGGCTTCGATTACAGTGACATCTTGAATACACGCCAGTTTAGTTTGTCTAATGCGGCTGTAGCTGAATACAACATTGCTGAGTACAACATTGCAGAATATGGTGGATCAGCCTTCGATAATAAGATCATTAACATTGGTGGATCAGGTAAGGTTATTCAATTAGGTTTTGAAACTACAGTATTTGATAAATCAATATCCATTCAGAAACTTGATGTCTACGTTAAGACAGGGAAGACAAGATGAGTAATTACACCAAGGCAACTAACTTTGCAATTAAGGATAGCCTATCAACAGGTAATCCTTCAAAGATCATTAAAGGCACTGAAGTTAACACTGAGTTTGATAACATTCAATCTGCAGTTAACTCTAAACCTGATGCCAATAATGCAGCTTTAACAGGAACAGCCACAGCAGTGAATCTTACTGTCTCTGGTACATTCACAGCAACAGTCGATGGAGGTACATACTAATGGCTGATTGGACAGACTTAATTGGCCCTCTGTTGGGCACTGCAGGTAGCGTATATGCTTCTAACCAAGCTGCCAATGCTACCACTAACGCTGCTAATGCAGCTGCACAGGCTGCACAGTTCCGACCTGTAGGAGTTACTACAAGGTTTGGTAAGTCAGGCTTCCAATATGATCCTACATCAGGTCAGTTGATCGGTGCTGGTTATCAGGTAGCTCCTGATGTTGCAGCAGCTCGTGAAGGCTTGATGGGCATGGCAGGAACTGCACTGGGTCAAGCTCAGCAGATCCAAGCTTATCAGCCTAATGTCAATGCTCAAGCTGCTGGTCTATTTAACCTAGGTGCTCAGTATGTAGCTCAGTCACCTCAGGCGGCTGCTCAGCAGTACATGACTCAGCAACAACAACTGTTAGCTCCCGGTCGTGAACAGCAACTAGCTCAATTGACTAACCAACAGCAGCAACAGGGTCGTTTAGGTCTAGCTACAGGTGCTACCACTGAGGGTTACACAGCTGGTGCTCCCGGCTTGCAAGCATCTAATCCTCAGATGGCAGCTCTGTACAATGCTCGTGCTCAGCAGGATGCTCAGTTGGCTGCACAGGCTCAACAAGCTGGTCAGCAACAAGTACAGTTTGGTCAAGGTTTGATGACAGGTGGTTTGAACTTGTCAGGTCAAGGCTTTGGCTTACAGACACAAGCTCTAGCTCCTTATACTCAGTATGCTCAAGGTGCTGTTAACTTGGAGAACCTAGGACTGAATGCTTTGACACAAGGAACTGGATTAGGTTCGTCTATTACAGCAGGTTCAACAGCAGCTGCTAACATTCAGAATGCTGCAGCTCAACAGGCAGCAGCTTTGCAGATGCAACGTAACAATGCTGTAGTGGGTGGTCTAACAGATCCTATCAGTCAGTTGATTGGTGGTCTTACAGGCTCTACAGCAGCTAAGAATGCTAACTATAACGCTGTAGTTAATCCATACTTCCAGACAATCGGTTATTAAGGAACAATAATGGCAACACTACCACAAGGTTTGTTTGGAGGCATGGGTACTCCTGAGGAAATGCAACGACAACTGACTGAGCAGAAGGCTATGCAGTTTGCTAACATGACTCCTCAGCAGCAGACATCCTACAACATTTACAAGAATACAGGTAACTTAGGTCGTGGCTTAGCTGGTGCTTTTGGTGTGGATGTACAAGATCCTGCTATCAAGAGAGCTACTATGCTTCGTCAGATGGCTTCTCAGTTCGACACCAATACACCTGAAGGCTTGCGTCAAATGGCTCAAGCTCTACAGGCTACAGACCCTGAGCTAGGCTTTCAAGTGATGCAACGTGCTGATGCTTTGGAATTGTCTCAAGCTAAGATTGGTTCTGAACAAGCACTAATTAAGCAACGTGAACGTGAGAAAGCTTCTGCAGATCCTTTCCAGAAGTTGCTTGAAGGTGGTAAATACACTCCTGCGAGTATTGCTGAATTTCAGCGTTCAGGTAAACCAGAGGACTTAGTTCCTACTGAGAAGCCCGGAGGTAGGCCTCAGATTAAAGAAGTAGGTGTTGCAAAAGGAACAGAAAAAGCCGTCTATACATATCAAGAAGGAAATGACGCACCTACTCAAGTTATTTTTGAAAGTGTTAACGGTAAACAACAGATGGTTCCATATAACGGAGCTGTG